CTTTATTTCGTCTATTTCTATTGCGCCTTCTAGTAATGTATGTGGAATTGTTTTTTGTCTTTGAAACTTGTCTAATTCGGTAGTTATCCGCAAAATAACAAAATCGATAATTTCGCCTTTGCTCATAAGGAATATTTATCAGGAATTTATTTTAAGTATAGTGTGCAGTTTTTGTGTGCCACCATTCTTACTTAATGTAATTTTGGCACCATTGTGCAATGGTTTGGGCCATTGACCTATGTCTACCCAGGCGTATCCGGCACTTTCTCCATTTAATTTTGGTGGTTGGAATTCTTTATCTACCACATATACAAAACTGTAGTAATAAAAATTTTGATCTTTGCTTTGGTATACGTCTATAGGATTTAATTTTTGCAGTTCTGGAACAAATCCAATCTCTTCTTCTAACTCACGTTTAATACAGTTGTAAGGAGTTTCACCTTTCTCCATCATGCCTCCCCAAAAACCCCAAGTATGATTAAATCTTTTGTTGCCTTCTCTGAGTTGCAACATGCATCTGCCTGTGTCTTTGGCTAGGAAAACTACTCCAGCCGCCGTGGTATTCATTTATAAAACAAGTCTCCAATATCCTGGTTTGTATTCTCCCTCATAACTACTTATCCACTGAGTTCCAGTCCATTGATATTGTTTGGATGTAAATGTATTGTGCATATAATGTGTATTGCCCACTTGTGAACTAGCATCAAAGGATACTACCCAAGCACTACCATTATATTCTATAATGTCGTTCTCTGATGCATCTATATTCCAATTAGTATAACCAGATGCTGTAAGTGTTTCTGTAATAAGATATCTTTGACCATTTGCAGAAGCGGCCAATGTGCCGTCACCTGGATAATTGCCTCTAGGGTCTATAATTTTATCAACATCATTTATTGTGTCTGTTGGTAAAGTATCTGTATCTAAATTAAAAATTAAATTTGAATTTGTAGTTGCGTCAACTGATACAGTACCAATAACTTCTCCTAGGAAATTATCTGTATCGTTACTTGTATTTAATTTTAATAAACTTGTAGTTCTTAAATCGCCTTGCATTTCTGTGATGTCAGTCCAGGGTACTTCTATGCCTTGTTCATTTAATAATACTGCTGATGCACCACTTACTCTTACACTATACATACCTGGTGTAACTACTACCTCCGCAGTATCTTCTATATCACCAAAAAAGTCTGCGTAGTCTTCGTCATAACCTAAATCTGATATACTGCTTACACTATGTATATTTGCTATAATCCTTTGTATGATAGATTGCTTTTTAATTTTTGCTGGTGGACTAATCCAAATAGGTACAGCAAATGTAAGTGTTGAAATATCTATCGTGTCTTCAGTACCAACTGGAACACTTCTGTTACTCCATGCAATATCTGTAAGCTCAACTTCAAACACACTAGTCCAGTCTAAAGGATTACTATTTGATTGTAACTGAATGCTAGGATTAAATAAAACAAAAATTTGTTCTAACACTTGTAATTTAGTATCTGTATTGTTTGACCATAAGTCCATTTGTATAGTCATGTTATATGGTACTGGCATATATCTTTGTGTGGTAAATAAGTTACCTTGTTCATTTTGATATGACTGTGTTTCTCTATCGAATTCTCTTTCTGCAACCTGAGTAGTGTCTACCAGAAATGGTTCATGTGTTCTGTCTCTTGCAGGCTGTAAACTCTGTATAGTAACACTTATAAAAGGCGCACTATTAATAACATTTTCTGAACCGTTACGCAATATACTAGCAACCATTCTATTTGAATCACCATATCTTGCAGGTACACGATTATATTTTACACCGCTTTTAGTGTACTCTCGTGTCTGAAAATTTGAAAAGATACGAATAATCTGTATAAGATATCTTTTTATCTGCTCGTCATACCAATAGTCTAAGTTTTTTCCTGCCATTTTAGTAGCCTTCCATCTCCATTTCTAATTCGTCTATTTTGTTTGAAACATCACGAATTGCATCTTCAAAAACTTCTTCTAGTTGATATATAGCAGACTCTAATTTATTCTTTGCTTGGAAAACTGAATTCTCATCATAACTGTCTAGTTCCAAACCATTCTCTTCAGCAAGTGTTCCTAGTTGACTAACTATTTCAACGTGAGTATCAACATACTTAATATTTTTAGTAATATCTCTAGCAGAACTTAAAGCCAATTCTAAATCGGATTTTTTATCTTCTAATTTATCAATTACTTTTTGATTCTCATGTAATATTTTTATTTCATTAAATTTCATTTTAATTATCCGTTTTAGGCTTTACAAGTTTACTTAAACCAACCTTCTCTTGCATTGTTTCTCCATTGTCGCTTGTAAATGTTGAATCGTTATTTATAAATCCTTTTAGTATTCTGTTTGCCGCACTCCAAGACCCTGTCATATCAGATCCTACATTTATCCAACGTGTACCTGATTTTTTAAATAGTCTGTGAGGACTAAAGTCTGTTCTTAAATAAAAGTCTCCGTCAACTGTACCACTTAATGGGAATGTCGCTCCACTTCCTACTATGCTAGAACCGTTTACTGGATTACCATCTGCACCACCAAAGTCTAATCCTGGTGCTGGTTTATCTGGTACGGAATCATCCATGTAAAGATGACCTGTTCTTCTATATTGTGGATCAAAAGGAACATCACGTGCCGCTTGTTCTAATATAGCATCACTAATTTTTATTTCATTTGCGTATGTACTAATTAAGTTTCTTAGATCGCCTTCTTCCTCACCAGTACCAAGTATATCTCTGTACTCTTGTGAATCTGTTATAGGACCTAGTTTGACTCTCCATAAATGTGACCACCAACGTGGGTCGTAACCTTCTGCAGGCCTACTAGCATCTGTAACTACATAAAATCTGTTTATTGCTTCATCACTACCTAAAAGTAAATCATCACGTAAATGAGGAAGTTCTAAAACATCTCCTGGCATTAAACGTCTGCCTACTGCATCTACCATGCTTTCAGTATGGAAGTTCATAAACAATGTGTCGTTTGCTAAAAACATTCCAAATTGTGTTAAATCAAATGCATCATTATCGCCTAAGTTATATTGGCCCCTTAATTCATATATGTCTTCGCTATATTTTCTATCTCTGTTTTCTAAAAATAATAGATCTTGTATAAAAACTTCACTATTAGCACTTGAACCACTGCTTGGTCTAGTAGGATCGTTCTCGTTTGGTGTGTCCTGAATACCCATATATTTGTGTATATGTACACCAGTACCACCCGCAAAGATATGCTCGCCCACAACTCTATCAATGAAACTGTAGTCATTTGTTTTTGTCGGATTCCATAAACTTAATCTTGGCATGTTACTATTTATCGGTTTTTATAAACTTTGGTTAAAATTTACAATGTGTTGCACATGTTATACAGTAACCAGCATCGTCATCTAACTTTCCTAACATACCATCAGGCATAACTTTAGTAAACAGATCTAGATTTAAAACATCATATATACTATTTTCTTCAGTCACAACTAATTTACGTTTGTATGGCCTAAACATGGTATTAATTTGGAAGTCTCCCATATGGAATTTTCCTGCAGTATAACAACAAGGAAAAATCATACCATTAGAGTCTAAATATATTTCTTGACTTCTTGTGCCTTCTTTTGTTGATTGGCATTGTACTGTGGTGCCTGATGTTTTTAACCAACTACTTCTCATCATGTCGTATACTCCAGGTGTCCATTCATGCTTGTCTACAGTACTAGGATAAACAACATCAGCAATTTGTGACTCAGCAACGCCATGTGGCTTTATACTGTAAGCATATTCAGATGTTTTGCCGTCGCCTCTTTTATTATATACAGCAATAGTTTTAGTAAAACCACCTGCTTCTTCAAAACCAAAAGGTTTTCTGGTAGTTAGAGAGATATTATGTGTATTACAAAATTCTGTAACTTTAGGTAAGTCTACTTGATTGTGGCCAAACATATTAAACTCCCACATAGAACTTGCACCAGTATTAATGTAAGCCATTATATTGTTATATAGTTTATTCCATTTTACATTTTTTCTGTAAATATGATTAGTTTCTTCCCAACCGTCCACACTCCAAACAACATCACAGTCTTTATTAAAAAATAACTCTCCCACTCTAATCCAAAACTTTTCGTTCCTAGCACCACCATTTGTTCTTATTAAAATCCTAGTATCAGGATTACAATAAAGAATGTAGTCTAAAATTTCAAATAATTCCTGTGCTGATGCAGGGTCACCTTTAACACCACAAAAATTCCAGGTTTTTATTTTAGATAAAAACTCTTGACCTATAAGTTTAAAATATGCTAAATCTAATTCCTTATCTCTTACATACGGAAATGTTTCACCACCACTATAGGATCTTGGGCATACAGGACATTCTGCATTACATCTGTCAGTCACTTCAACATGTATGTTGTTTATATGATCGGTATACATACCAATATTTATCAGTAATAAATTATAACTGTATATAATAATAATAAATAGTGGAAAGGAGAGTTGGCTGAGCGGCTTAAAGCACTTCCCTGCTAAGGAAGAGTACGGGTAACTGTACCGAGAGTTCGAATCTCTCACTCTCCGCCAGGACATATATGAATAATATTAATTTAGTTTATTTACATAACGGATTTCAGTTTACTGATGAAGTAGTAGAACAGCACAATAAAATTGGTTGGCTGGGTAGAGAGCCCTTACCACTTGAAGTTCTGTGTCAACTTACAGACGAAACAAGGTATGATAAAAATAAATTTAATTTTAATATTATACACAACCTAAATGGAGAAGTTCCTAGTGATGCATTAAATATTTTTCCTATAGACTTTCAAAGTTTTCCTATATCATATGAGTCTGCAGGAGAAAAATTTGCACTATCAGATTTTGGCAAATTAATTGATGAAAAAATAGCAGAATGTGTAAGTTATAATTTGCCTAACACAGTATTTTTAATTTATACAAGTACTGAGCCTTATTTCTTTGATGCAAATATGTATTTTGTTAAACTATCAAGTCAGTATCCAGAAATAAAATTTATTATGAGTGGCTCAGGTGAAACAGAAGACTATTATGGTAATTATAAAAAACATCTAGTACATTGTAAAAATGTCAATAAAATACATAAATTATGGTATTTGGATAGAGTACATTACATCACAAGCATACTAGGAAAAGGTACTCATGTAAATTTACATCAGACTGAGCCCCCTCAAGGTG